GAACCTCTGTCTGCCTTCATTTCTAATACAGCAGAATTACTTGTACCGCCAGTTTCATCTATTATAATATTACCTTTAAAGGTAGAATGACCATCAGATGCAATTCTCATTCTTTCAGCTAATGCACCACTTGTGACTTCAGTTTTAAATAACAAGGCAGCAGAGTCATTAGCTCCGTCATTTATTGCTTCGATAACCGCAAGCTGACCATCTACAGCTCTATTGCCAAAATTAATCTGACCCAATGTTCCGTCTGTTGCAGATGTATACTGCTCAAAGTACATTGTTGGGACAGAGCCAGCTGGTGCTTTAGCATATAGTCTTGAGTTCGTAGTGTCAACTATAAATATATCCCCAGCATCACCATTTTTTCTAATCAATAAGGCTTCTGTAGAGGTTACGTCTACTACTTGCGTTCCTTCTATAATCTCATCAAATGCTAACGAGCCACCGCCTGATACTTGCAAGTCTCCTGTGATTACTATGTCACCATTAATTGTTCCACCTGAAGAAATACTAGCAGCTGTAGTTTGTAAAAACGCCATAATTATCCCCTATGAGAGTATAACACGAACATTTCCCGTGTCGGTTACTCTTTCCATTAATAAATAAATAGTATCTCCTAATCCCCTAGGAATTTTAAAAGAATAAATTGTATCTCCACCTTTTAGATAAAGGTCATTGCCTGGCACAAGATTAGTTTCTGTGCTATCTATACTAAATGTAAAATATATATCTTCAACTGGCTGAAGATGAACCATATGATAGTTTGTTACATCGACGTTTCCTGCTGTGCCAGTAACGCTAATTATTGTTTGAGCTTGCCAATCAGCAGCAGTATCTATATTTAAAGATTCATGTGCTCGATGCCTTTGTAAGTTTGCCATTCATTCTCCTATTTATTTAATCTAGCTTGCGAGGCGAGAATGCTCCTTATCTAGATCTAATATTAATTTACAACTATTTAATGTGTCATGTTAAAACTTTGTACCCTAAATGGGCCTTTTTGTTTTCCTGCTTGATATTTTTCTGCAATTACTCTGAATTGCTTCATAAAGTATTCTTTTAATTCTATTTCTCCAGCATCTTCCGCATATTTAGCCCTAACATAATAAACAATAGCATTGCATAGATATCTAGGTAAGTCCAATTCATCGCTCTCACTATCGAGTACATCTACATTATAGTATAGCTCCACAGCTTCTTCAAATGATTTTTGAACAGTAGCACTTCCACTAAATTTAGTATAAAGAGTAATATATCCCGCCCCAGCGGCTTTAACTTTATGTAGCCCGTTTAATTTACCGGCTTTTCTTAATACTATATAGCTTCCATTGCTTAAACTTTCAGGAGAAGCAGAATAATCGTTATCTCCTTGGTCTATAATTTTTAATAATCCACCAAGTGATACATATGTATCTATTTCAGTGTTTTTATCTTCTGTTTCATTTATAAAATAAGTAGGAGCATATACGTATTGAATTTCTAATCCATCAGTTATACTTTCTTTAGGACTTTTCCATAATAAACGTCCTGCAGCACCTAAATCATTTAATCCAGGCTGTGATAATGTTTGCCCTTCAGAAAAAACTAAATCTTTTTGAACAACAGCTACTCTACTGCCTTTTAAATAATAAGCATATTCCTTGCTAGTTGCCATCTGCGTCTTTTCTTACTGGTTCACCTATCATTCTTGGAATAGATCTATATTCATTATCTACGTTAAGATGATTTTTACATCTAATATCTAAAACCTTTATCATATCATCAGGAAATTCATAAAATCTTTGATCAGCCGTTATATCAATTCTTTCAGTATTTACATGAGTTTCAGTTATCATATTTACTTCTTCAAGAGCGTCTTTTATATATGCAAGAACTCTACCAGTATCTGTAACTCCAACTCGTTCCATTACTTCAAGTACAGTCATTATACACCAGCCATCATAACATTTACTTTTGCTTCTCTTGTTCCGTTTCCGTAATTAGCATCAAAAACTTCGATATCAGCAACAACTTCTCCCATATGCATAGGAATAACAATAGATTCCCCTGGAGTTAATAAAGCAAAAGTTTCACCACTAACTTGTATAGTAATTTCACTAGCAGCTCCAACTGATTGTTCAACATATTCTACAGCAACTACATGTGCAGTTGCAGGAATTGTACCATCACTTACATCAGAAGCTTCTGTCCAAGCACTATTTGATAATCCTGCACCTGCGCTTGTTTGAGAAACCACTACATTATTCCAATAACATACGTCTGCATCTGTATATGCAGTTGATATATTGTAATTACCTCCCCATGAACGTGAGTCAGCATTACCTTCTAAAATTTTATGTTCATACGATATACCCTCAACCGTTACGTCATTGTCTTGAACAATTTCACAGGCAGTATGTATTCTTATTTGATTTGCCATTTTTTACCTTCTTTGTTGTGCAGACTGCGCTGCCATTGTCATTCCAATCATTTTTGAGTTATTCTGAATATATGATTGTATTTCAGTAACAGCCCATTGATAATACTTTTGAGATTCAGCTTGATACAGCTGAGCCTTTTGTGAATTTAAAGCCGTTTTTTGAGTTTCAGAAGCTACTTTTGCTTGATATTTTTGTAAATCAGCGGTATATACTCCTAATTTGCTTTGATACTCCTGTACATCCTTAGAAAGAGTTGTTGTATAAGCTTGTATTTCTTTATTTACATCAGCCTGGTAAACTTGTAACTCGCTTGAATGTTTTTGTAATTTATTTCCATTATCTGCGATTACATCTTCTATTTGCTTTGCGGCATTAGCAAGGCTTAATGCTTGATCCTGTGCTTTATTAAATTTATCAACATCAGTAGTAAGCGAAGCTTCTTGTTGTGCATCTTGTGCATTTATTTGTGCTTGGGTTAACGCCTTTTGAAGATCTGACTGGTGTTTTGCTAGTTCCGCTTGAATGTTTGACTGGTAAATAGAATTTTCTTTATTAAACTCGTTTAATTCGTTTTGAATATCTAATTGATATTGCTGCAATGTATCAGATTCTGTTTTAATCCAAGCTTGAAGAGTCGTGCCTATTTCAGACTTATATCTATCTAATTTTTGAGTATGCTCTTGAACCTCACTTCCAATGTTAGCTTGATATAAAGTTAGTTCCGATCCATACTTTTGAAGCTTACTGTTATTATCAGCTATTAAATCTTCCATTTGTTTAGCTTTATTAGATAATTCTAAAACTTGGTCTTGAGATTTATTAAATTTATCCATTTCTGTAGATTGCTGAGATTCTTGCCTTAATTCTTGGGCTAAAAGATTTGCATTTGAAATAGCAACTTCTAAATCGGCATTACTCTTTGTTACTGCTTCTTGAAATTCTGTTTGATATATTGCTGTTTCTTTATTGAACTCATTTAATTCATTTTGAACATTGACTTGTATTATTGCTAATTCTGTTTGTACTTGAGCTTCATATGATTGCAGTTCACTTTTATATTTATTTAGTTTACTTTCATTGTCTTGAATTAATGATTGCATTTCCTGAGTAGATGATTGCAACTCAGATTGATAAGATTGAATGGCTTTTTGAATATTTGCTGTATAATTTTGAGATTCAGATTGGTATTTATTTATAGCTGCATTATTATTTTCTATAGCGTCTTTAGCCTCTTCAGAAGCTTTTTGAAGTTCAACTTTATTAGTTTCAGTTGCATTAGTTAAGGCAACTTGTAAATCTGTTTGGAATATTGTTTGCTTAGCTCCAAAATCAGCCTGACTATTTTGTAATTCAGCTTGATATCTTTTTATACCATCACTTTGAGTTTCTACCCATGCAGTGTATGCTGTATTAAGCTCTAATTGATATCTTGACATTTTTTGAGCGTATTCTTGAACTTCTTTGGTTATGTCTTGTTGATAAATTGCAACGTCTGATTGATTTTTCTGAATAGCTAAAGTATAATCTGAAATCAAAGCTTCTAAATCTTTTGCTTTATTAGTTACGTTTATATTACTAGATAATTGCATTTTTTGCACAGCTGCAGTTGTAGATTGAACCATTTTTTGAGTAGCAGCACTAGTAGATTGTTGCATTTTACTAACAGAAGCTTGAACGTCATTTCCGGCATTTGCTATAGATGCTTGTACTAAAGTTTGCATAGATGTATTATTTGTTGAAACATCATTGCTTGCATTTGCAATAGATGCTTGAGTAGAATTTTTAGCATCTTCTATTGTAGCTTGCATAGCTGCACTTGCACTCTGTACTTCAGCTTGGAAAGCGCCTATATAAGCTTTTATTTTATCTATTTGAGCATTTGCTAATTCTGTATCTTCTTCATCTTCAATTAAATGAGCTAAAGTAGTCCACCATTGATCAACTTCAAGCTGGTCAGCATGAACATCTATAGTATTATCAGTACCTAATATTGAAACATCCGTTAATTCATCACCATCTCCTGCAACAGTTGGTTTTGTATAAGCAGATCCAGAATCACCTGAGGCATCACTTGGAGCATCTGTATCTGTTGTTCCAGCTGCATCTGTTGGCCCAGCTGTAATTGAATCTACAGCAGCTGCAATAGAATCTTGTGCTACTGATACTGCATCACCTACTGCTGCGTCACTATAAATTATCCTTGGAGAAGCTAAAGGAGCAGGAGGTACAGCCCTTATAGTAAATAATCCAGGATCACTATCTCCAAATGGATTAGAATCTTCTTCTGCTTCCCAAAAATCTTCAAAACTAGTGAAAGATTGTAAAGTTGGAGCAGAATACAATGGTGGAGTTAAAGAAGATACTGATGAAGAAGTAGGCCCAGCATAATTAACCGTAGTTAATGTTACTTTTGATGGTTCTACCGCAGTTAAAGATAACCCTGGGTCTGTAAAAGAAATTGTTGATATTGTAGGCACAACTGGAGCAGCGATATTTATACTAGTTGCTGGCTTTGTATAAGCAGGAGCATTGCCGCTAACATCTATAATATTAGGTGCAGTTGCCGTTGCTGTACTAATAGCAGAAGCAGACGCATCGGCATTAGTAGCATCTGTATAAGAAACGGTATTAATTGAGGGGACTGCCGGAGCTATTGAAATAATATTAAATACCCCTGGATCGTTATCCCCAAAAGAATTAGTTGCACCATCAAAAAATGTATCAAATGAGACCCTAGTTGTTAAAGACGGCTTAGTATATGTTGGCGCATTTCCACTTATATCGGCTTTTGATACAGAATTAACTGTAATAGCACTAATAGACGATGATGAAGCATCAGAATTAGTTGCGTCTGTATAACTTATTGTAGATATAGTTGGGATTGCTGGCGATACCGCATTTATTGTTATATCATTTCCAAAATTAGGAGCAGATGGAGTAATAGGAGCGGTAACATCACTCCAGCTTGGTATTACATCACTTGATAATTTAGTAAATTCTTTTGAACACGCATGCATTACTACTGCATTTCTTAAATCACAATCATCATCTAATTTAGAAAAGTCTACAAAAGTTGCATGTGCTGTTGTAGAGCCATCAGGATCTGGTTTGACATTTACTGTATTACCAGATTTTAAAAAATATTTAGGATATATTGAAGTAGGTATTTTTAAACTACCGCTTGAAGATTCTAAAAAAGCAGCTTCTTGCACCGATACTTCTTCAGCTCTATAATCACCCCTTCTAACAGATAAAAGATTATCCGTACCAACGGGTAATGTTATTGCAACAGGACTAGCATCTCCACCATGAGTTCCAGAAGTTGTTTCAGTCCCTGTCCATTTTAATAAATTTTTTGGCACACTAGAGACTACAAACTTTTGTGCTCCTATAATAAACTGATCATTTGCATCTGAAACGCCAGTTATATTTTCTATATCTAATTCTATATTTGTTGTAGCCATATTTAATTATATACAGGGGAGAATAAACTCCCCTGCATATTTTTAGTTAAGATGGTTTAATAACCAGTCCCTGTAAAAGTAGTAGCTTGCAATCCGTCAATAACACTAGATGCTACATTGACGTAAGTTTTACCACTTACAATTACAACGTCTTCTGATGCGTATTCAAACGTTAAGTCCGTTCCAATAGCGCCACCAAAGGTTACATCGTTTTCATCAAGCTCCATTGTCTTTTCAGCAAGGGCAGCCGTAGTAACGATTGTAGTCATTCTTACAGCAGTTGCATGTTCAGCTATTCCAGCTCCGTTTCCACATCTTTCCTGTGTAACTACCCCGACAAATACAGCACCACCTGCATTAGGTAAGGATATTTTAGCTGCAGCCGCCATCGTTCCACCGAATAATATTCGATATCTTAGTCCAATAGTATCTGCAGTTGCTGTTGGCAGCTTAATTACTGCCCCACTAGCTAAAGCAGCCGAGATAAATACAACTCCAGCATCATCTGCTGATAATGTATGAGAGGCATCTCCCGCTGTTACTACTGAGATATCTTTATATCCAGTACTTTTAGCAACACTGTCTAAACTTCCACCTGTTTTATTAAGACCATATAAAGGTATTGACATTCATTACCTCCTTATGTCCAGATAGCATGGGATTCGGCCATTGACCATTCCATACCAGCTTCAGTTAAGATTTGATCTACCCTGCGGTCAACACCTGAGTTTTCAAGTGTTTGTACACCAACATAAATAGATGTATCACGATTTAACCCATTACCTACAAGAGGTCTATAAGCACAATGCTTCATATTGATACCAAGCATCTTAACATTAGTTCCATCGAGGTGAACATTGCGAGCAACATTCATGTCTCCATAGACAGTTGAGATAGTTGTGATATCAACACCAAACACTTTTTTACGTCCTACAAGACTCATGTCAGCCCTTGCAGAACTGTGTGATGCCGCTTGACCAACTGTTGTATTAGGAGTTCCACCTGCATACGGTTGTACTGAGCCAATGTTATTAGCAAAGTAACCACTTAGCTTATGCAGCCAGTTATATACTTCTGTAGAACAGAAGAAAACTGTTGCCGTAGTGTTGTTGTAGCGAGGATCAAGATAACTTGAAAGATCATCAAGGAAACTATCTTGAGTTTTTGTTGCTACAGCTAAACTAAAAGCATTACCATAACTACTAATGTAATCAACCGCACCCTGAGTGTATTGAACACTGTCGCCATCACTATATTGTGAACCAAATAGTAATGATGTTTCAATGTCCCACTTATGCTCAGTCAACTTTTCACGCCATGTCCGAGCCCATTCGCTAGATTCAAACTTCAATACTGTGGCACGGGCCGTATTGGTCATTGCCATTGAAGTTTTCCAGATCTGAGTAAGACCGTGGTTGCTTTGATAAGGTTGGTCATGCCAGCTTTCTGGGAAACCTGAACCTTCAGCATGTGCTGAGCCTACTACGTAGGTTCTTGCTCTTTCAAGAATAGAAGCAATAGATTTATCAGCAACAACTTCGTCCCCAGCTGAATCGCCAGAAGGACTAAAGTTATTATTGTAGTATCCAGCAAAACCACCAATTGATGCTGGTGCTTTAACTACTTTACAGGTAACAACTGCGGGATACTTATTTGTATCCTTTGCAGTTCCTTCCCACGTTGAAGAATCTACAACTGTAACTCTTGCAAGCATGTATTCGTTACCCCATGACGTAGCTGCACTTGCACTTTCCGTCATTAAAGGGATTTTGATTAATTGACCTGGAATAAAGAACTTTGGTGTAGTTCCACTTGCTCCAACATCAATTTTATTTGATGTATTGCCATATACATTCTGTACGTTACCTTGATACTTATAATCTCCTGCCATATACAGTTTTAAAGTATCGCCAACTGCTACAGAAGTTCCAGTACCACCATCATTATATGCTTCAACAGTATCATCTGCAAATTCATCTGCACCGTCATTCTGCACATAACCCATAACATAAGCATATCGCTTATTAAACGAAGGACGTTTCTCAGTAAATTTAAACTGAGGATCATCTGTCGGTTTTTTTGCCGCCATATTCAGAAATCGAAAGAACGGATCTTGAGGAATGGAAAGCTCTGATACACGACTACCGAAATTATACTTTCTCCTGATATCACCAGTAGAAAGATCGGTACTTGTACCTGGGCCCCTCCCATCAAAGTCTGCCACAGTAAGATCTGTGTTAGGCGTTATAACTGATACGTAATCAGCCATTACAAACTCCTTTATTTAAGTTTAGACAGATGGTATTAATTTTATCTATCCAAACAGATTGTCTAGTTCGTCGTTACCTAAAAGAGCATCAAATACTGAATTATCTGCACTTTTCTCTTGGCCTCGACTATTTGCTCCGCTGACTGTAGACGGCATATCTCGAACATTTTTCATCTGAGCTAACATATCCTGTTTTGTAGCATCTGCAACGTTACTAGCAACTCTCTTTTTATTCTTCAAGTGGTTGATATCGTCAAGAGTCAGAGTGTGTGTTTTTGCCCAATCTACCATTTCCATGTATTCATTGTCGGACATTCCAGATTCTTTACGGAATCTAGTCTCTTCATCTAAACGTTTATTCTCAACTGCTTTCTGAGTAGAGCGTTGTTTTTCTTTTTGCAGCATATTACCAACTCTTTGCTGAACAATTTTATCAACATGAGCATTCATTAACTTTGCAGAATCTGATTCAGGCTCTGACATAGCTTCTTGCTCATTGTAAATAAAATCTTCATCTAAACCAAGAGATGATTGGATACTCTTTGATGGTTTCCCACCATTTACCAGATAGTCTCTGACATGCTGTACCAGCCCGCTATCGTTTTTCATTGCTTCTAGAACAGGTACAAAAGGTTCAACATCTTTGTACTGCTCAGCGAGCTTGATGGCTTCACGACTGCTATCTGCATATCGCTTCTTATAAGGATTGCCATCATTGTCCCAGTCCACATTATTGGAGCCTACACTTTCTTGGGAGCGAGTTGCCTGTACGGGGTCGCTTGCTTGTGCTTGGGTTGCCTCTGTGGGGTCTTGAATTGCTCCGTTTACTTCATTCTCCAGAGCATCGAAAAAGGATTCTTCAGAAGAGCCAAATACAGCTTGTTCTGCTTGATCTAACTGATCTTGAGAACCCTGACTTGGGTTACTTGCTGAATCTTGAACTTGTTCGTTCATTAGTTACCTCTTTATTTTATTAAACTATTGAATTATTTTACGAATTATTATTATTACCTTGCAACTGATTTCGAGCTTTTTCTATTTCCATTTGCATTTCTTTCTTTTTCATCTCTGCTTCTTTAGCCATCATGTTCTGTAAAAGCTTCTGTTCTGCTTCAGTCTGTCTATATGAATCTTGAGTACTTCCCTTAACTTGTTCTTTTTGTTTAGTGATTTCCATCTCTGCCTGCATTACCTTGCCTTTAATACCAGCTTGGACTAGTTGTCTTTCAAGAGTTTCAATTGTTCCCTCTTTATCTTTCATTGATTCTTGTAATTGTTGTACCTGTCCTTGTAATTGAGAATAAATACTCTTTCTTTTAGCAATAAGGTCTTTCTTTTTAATATCTGTTTCTGCTAATACAGCTAAATCATCTACAACTCCAAGTTGCAGTAATTCTTTTAATTCTGCAAGATAAGCCCATCTGTTAATAGGTAGGGTAGATCCCGATATTACTCTCACGTCAAATTTAGCAGCAGAGAAATCCATAGATTTTCCAATTGCTTCACCCATATCATTAAATATAGGAATGTTAACTTCAAGTTGTCTGTCTTCTTGTATTGCAGAAGGTTGTACTATTCTAAACCTTTTATTTGCTGTATAAATAGCTTGAGAATATTGCATTACAGTGTTTCCAAGTTGTCGAAGTGCTGGTTCAATTGAATTTTTCATCCATTGTTTTACACGCCTTGTACCATATTCGTCTAATGCAAGCATGCCACGAAATGTTTCATGTTGTTGTTGAGTATCGCCTTGCATAGAAGAATAAATACCTGCAAGGTATTCCATATCTCCTTTAGACTCCTGAACAATAGTAAAAAAAGCATTTGACAGAGGAGCCGGCATAACAGGAGTTGGCCTTTCTGATCCTGGACGTACAGGAAGAAGCGCCCCTGGTGCTGATGAATATTTTTCCCACATTTCAGCGTCAATACTGCCTTCTTCAAACATCCACCTAAGGCTACTTCCCAGTGAGGCATTATGAACCATAATTTGATGAGACTTGTTAATTTCTTTTTGTTTACCAATCAAAGGGCTTACGGCAGAAATAGGAAATGGTGTTCCAGTCCATTTATAATGAAAAGGGACAAGGGGGTATTCAGTTATATTTTCAGGTAGAATGTATTCATAAAGAAGTTCATCTCCGGCTACACAACATTGTTTTATTCTAGTTCCATAAAATTTTATAGCATCTACTAAATTTATAGCAAAAGATTTATCCTTTAAGAGAACTTTATATTCTTTTTCAGATATAACTTTATTTTCTATTCTAGATTGTGCTGCTTGCAGCTCGCTCATATATTCTTGCTCAGCTGCCTGCAATTGATCTTGCATCATTTTTTGAGCTTTTTCCATTTCTAATTCATAGCGTTCAGGTATCATCTTGCCTTCAGCTACGGCTTGTTCCATTTGTTTTTGTTGTTCCATGAGTTCAACTTGCATTTCTTCCTGCATCTCTTTCATTCTTACTTGAACTTGTTGCTGAATAGCTTGTAATTCTTCAGGGCTTGGAGGTATACGATAAAATATATTCATATATGAAACTTTTATCTTTTCATATACTTCAAAAAATTCTATTAAAGGTTCTTGTTCTCCTTGTGCAGTTATACCGACGTCTTCCATGCTGTCATCGTCATACAAAAACGTTTTCTGATCTCCAGTTGCAACAGGTCTTTTGCTATAAGAAAAATTTGTATTTGCATCGCTACTTGCTTTATCTATTTTTCTTTTTTGATCTGGAAATAATTTAATTAAATGGCTTTTTGGTAAAACCTTTCTTATCATGATATAGGCTGCGTCTCTAAACATGATATCTCTTGATTTTTGATCAACATATATATCAAATGGCTCAGGTTGACTTATTTTAACTTCACCCATCCCATTATCAGCATCTTTATCTATCTCGACCATTAAATAACCAAGACCCTTACAAATAGAATCGTTTACAGCATTTGAGTACAAAGTATCACCGTCAGATCTACCCCAAATGTAATCCGCTATATCACTAAAAACTGCAGCTACGTCTGTATCGCTTCCTTCTACGCCAATTGCTTGCCATCTTGGATTATTAGCAGTAGCGTAATAATTTAACATTTCTACTACGGGTAATATTCTATTAATAGTAAAAGTAGGCATCCCTTGTTCACGAAGAGAAGCAACTTCAGACTCCTTTAATTGTTCATCATGTGCAAAGTCATAACCTTCTTGGTTTACATTTTGCCATTGCTCTCTTGTAAAATTATTTGTGTAATTAAATAATTGCCGAATTATATCGGCTTTTTTTTTCTTAGCCATTATCTTACTAATCCCTTTTCAATTAAATTATCAATTGATTTTTCATAATTTACATTACTCCATCTTTTTGAATATGGTCTCCAATTTGATCCTCTCTTACTCCATTCTCTACCAAACTTACCTTCATAATCTTGCCATAAAGAATCTTCTATTATTCTATGCGCCTCAGTTTCGATAGGGGGTTTTTCACCACCTCTTCCTAATCTAGTTTCAGGATCATAAATAAATCTTTCGTCCTTACCGCCTTCTAATGTTGGAAATAGAAATCCTTTTTCAGTATTAATTTCTATATCCGGATTTGTTTGCAATTTACTTGGAATTAAGCTTTCTTTTCCATATACATCTTTACCATGTTTTTCTATCTCTTTTTTAAATCTTTTATGCATTAATTCCCGCCTATCTGCCCAAGGAATAACGTCTTCATCGTGTTTTCTACGGAATTGAAAAGCATGAGAAACCTCTGCCATAAAATCTTTTACAGGAGATGCTAATGATATATTTAATGTATCTCGTTTTCCTTCTGCTAAATCATCAACCGACATCCCTGTGCCGCCATACGAGGCTTTAAGATCGCTAAAATAGGTGGCATCCCCTTCTTTCTTTGCGCCATAACCAGCTACAATATTTATCAGAGGCCTTCCCCCTTCAACCCAAAGTTTTTTTAATATTCTTTTTTGATCTTTTGGAAAATCCCCTAATGCTTTATCAAAATTCTTCCAAGTTTCTTTATCTTTTTTTGTTTCTTCTGTTGTTTCTTCTGGAATTTTAAACAAATCAACAAATGTTTTATCTGAAGCAGCAGCTTTCATTGCGCTAAATGCTCTATCATTGACTCCATTTGCCATTATGCTATTACCCAGTCTCTAACTTTAGGCTTACGCTTATACCAATCCCCATCTTTATTCTTTTTTGAGCTCATAGGAGGGTGTGCGTATTTGCATGCGTATGCCAAAGCATCAATAGTATCATCATGTGCCATACGAGGGCCAAATGTTATTATTTCTCTATGCAAGTCATACATTTCTTTTTTTAAATGAATTTGACCTACAGCAAATCTTTGTGCTAATACTTCTTGTATTCTATCACGCTTACTCATCCTATTCCCAGGTTTTTCTGCTTTACAAGCAACACTAAAATCATTTCTTCTACGCATTTCAGATTGAAGTGACTGGAATATAGGCTTACTCATGCTTGTATCTTCTACTGTAAACAACGATGGATGATATATTTTTGAATAGTCAAACATATAATCAACAATCCCTTTTTTATCTTGTCCCAGTATAGATACAACAGGAATAGATCGTTTTCTGACATAATCCAATATATATATATTATTTTCAGGAGTTACTGCTATAACAATCAATACAGAGAAATCACTATCTCGTCTAGCACTATCCGTGGCAGGGTCAACCCCGCAAAATATATTGCAAGGTTGAGTATCCTGCCCATTAGGCGTAATGAATGATAATCCTGTTTCTTCATCATGAGCGAAGCTCCCATCCCAATATTTTACGTGATCTCTTGTGAATATTGCGTCGTCCGAGCTTTGCACCTCCATCATATATTCTTGATAAAATTTTTGTGGCTGTCCAGAATCTGAATAAAACTTTTTCTTACGTTCCATTTCTTTATGTCCAAACCAGCTAGGCCATAAGGGAGTACCATCATTCATAATAGCTTTATATGTAATTACTTTCCAGCTAAATGCTTCTTTTTCTTTTTTTGCTTTATCATGTCCAACAAGTATATTTTGAATAAACGAATCAAAGTGGACAGGTGTACCATTAATTCTAAGACGTCCGTCTGAAGGTTCGAGAGCTGGAAAGACCACAGCTGTGACAAGATTCGAGATCTTCGACCTGGATTCTGGGGTAATAGTATTATTTTCATCTTCAAAATCATCCAACACAATAAGATCGTATCTTTTATGGAGTTTAGCACCACCACGAATGCCTGAAAGGTTTGACTTAGAGATAAGTTTGCACCCGTTTGAGAGTTCGATATCATCTTCTGTCCATTTTTTACCTTTTAAGTCGCCAAAATAATACTTTACTTTATCATTCCATTCAATATGATATTTTATATAATCAAGGTTTGGTACAGATATTTTAGATGATGCAGCGACCCATCCATAGAATAGAGGCTCTTGAGTAAAACAAAAGTCGTGCATTATGTTACATTTAGTCAAAACAGTTTTACCATGACCTCTTGGCAAAATAACGGCTAACTGCCTATTCTCCTTATTCATCAATGCGTCAGTTACTTCATAATGAAAGAATGGAGTCTCTGAACGCATAAAATCTTCTGGGAGAAATAGTTTCCCAAAAGCTACTAGGTCTTTTCTGGCTAATTCTAGTTGTTCTTCAGCCTTTGATACATTTTTTGTATTAATATTTGCCATTTAATGTAGCTTATTATACAGAAAATACAGTTTACAAGTCAAAAACTATAACTTATCTATTTTATCTTCCAAACTATCAAATTTTATATTTAAATACCACCTAAGTAAGTAGTGGTACATTATAAGTATAACAGGTACGTATACGGCATGGAATACGTCAAACCCATTCTCTGCTAATGATTGTAACCAATGTATCATCCCTCTATCTCCTTTGGACGTTCTACTGCATCTATCTGATCATCGCTGAACCCTTGAAACAACGCTCCCGTCACTTGTGTTACTTTTGTACTCGACTTATCCTCTAAGTCAAGAATATCTGAAAGTTTAAATAATGCTTTTAATCTAACATCAGCTTTCTCTCCATTGTCGGCTTCTGACTTTATTCTGTCAAGAATATACTTTGGGCTAATGCCTAGTTCTTT